CGGCGCCGTAGTCGCCGACCGCCTCGATGAACGATTGCTGGCACCAAACGCCATATGAACCGTTTTTGTAGAAATGATTGTTCGTCCCCGTGCTGACGACCATCAAATTGCCAAACGTTCCCAACAGTCCATATTGCCCATTGCCGTTCGCGTAAACGTTGGCATCTAATTGGAAAGCCCCGCCAGGATTTGCGTTGAAGCCTGAGTAAGTATTGCCTAGACACAGCACATTGGCGGACGAAGTGAATGAGCTGCCATCGAGACAGGACAGGCCAGCCCAACAGCCGCATATCACGAGAGTCTGCGTGCTGTTTACCAGCCCAATGCCGCCGGACGTGTCTATGCCGAATCCTATGCCACTGAATCCTGCGATTGCCAGTCCGGCGCTGCCGCCGATGAATCCCACTGCTGTGCAATAGATGCCGCCGAGCTGCGTGCCGGCACCGTCGCTCGTTAGCAGAATGCCATCAAATTTGGCGAGCGCCTTGCCGCGTATGACAATCGCGCCGCCCAGGGCCTGAGTAATATTGGCACCGGGAAAGCGGAGCTCGGTCGCGAATCTCGATCGCAGCGTTGCAAGATTGGTTGTCAGATCGTTCGCTCGCGCTGTCGCGCTATTTCCGGTCGTCGCATAGTTGGCGTCGGTCGACGGTAACGTCGCGAGCATCGGCGCGCCGACCACCGAAATCTTATCATTGTTCGGGTGCGAGAAAACCACCGAGCTCGGATAGACGAATTGCGTTGCGACGCCCGAGGTCGAGCCCGCCAGTTGCAGTATGACCGAGCCGTTTGCGGTGATGATGTACTTCGACAAATACTCCATTGCGGTAATGAGGTCGGGAAAGTCGGCGCCGGTCCCGTGCACCTTGTAGGTCACCGCCGTGTCGATAAACCAGTTCGGCGTGCCGCCTCCACCGCCGCCTCCGCCAGCCTTGATGAAGCCCTCGATCGCCTTGCGAAGCTGCGTCAGATCGGTGTTTGCCGGCGGAGCGCAGGCAGTATTGGAAAAATCCGAATAGGCGCGGGTGTTGGCCGTGTTGATGACCTCGACGACCTCGCGCTGATCAAACTCAACACTCGCCGCCGGCACGATCGAGCCTTGAATGCCAGCCGCCCGATTGCCGTCCACATATGGCGCGTTGGGGTTATTCGGCTGGTCGAATGGCTGATTATATTTCATAGGACGAGTTTCCTAGAACTTCAACTTGAGTTGGCCCGTGCGGGCCTCATGTGCTGACACCGGTGTAATCAAACGCGATGTAGGTTTGCGCCGGCTTGTACCGGTTGAGGATGCATTCCAGATCGGTATCGACCGCAAAAGCCAGGAGCCGCCCTTCCGGATCGAGGCCGCACTGACCGATCGCGCAGTGGAATTGCGTATAGGGCGAGGCGCTGAGATGCACGGTCCAGATGAACCGCATTTCCGGAGGGCCAAGCTCCCACCGATAATGCTGGCCGTCGCCACCAGCCATGACATCTTGTTGGATCGTGTCGCCGACGCGCGAGACGCCGCACATATACGGCGAGTATTCTGAAATCGTGATCGTGTAGCCGAGCTCGGCCGCGTAGCTGATGAGACACTGTCGGCTTTGGCAGCCGAGCAAGGTCATCTTGGTTATGAGCGCCTGGCGCCTGGCGTAGATGGTTTGCGGCGCTGTCACGCAAGGATCGGGCAAGCCCCATGCGTGCTCCCAATCCGGCAAGAGCATGAGCGTCTTGCGCGGATCGCTCTCGGTCGTGAGCAGCAGCGCGGCGTTTGCATCAACGTCGCCCCAATAGTCCGTGAGTCCCGCCCAGAGCATTTGCTGCACAGAACCGAAATCGCGGTTCCACGCCTGGCCCTTGGGCAAAAGCGTGTTCCAGGCATAGAGGTAATCGCTCGAACCGTGCGGCACCCATCCGTCATTGAGCGAAGCGCCCGGCAGCGGCAGCGGCGGCGCGCCTGGCGCCATGCCGCCGTACCACATTGCAGACGATATGCCGTCTGCGTTCCAAGTGGCTTGGATCGTGACAGGGGCGACCGCGACCGGTCCCCACTGCTCGACGGCCACCTGAGTGACCGTCATGTTCGTGTGACCGATCGGGCCCCACTGCTCGACGCCGATCTGCGTCACCCGCATTTGTGTTGCGGTGATTGGCGACCATTGCTCGAGCGCGACCTGCGACGCCGCCATATTCGTGGGCGGCGCGACCCCCGTTCCAAAGCCCGGCGTATAGCCGCTCGGGACCGCGCCGGCGAATGCGGTGTTGCCGAAGTTCGCGGTGACCTGCTCGCCTGAGCCGTACACCGCGGCCATGGCATAGAGCGGAAACCCTCGCCCCAGGCCCTGAACATGAACGCCGCCGATACCCGCAACCGGATCGGCGGACGCCGTATTATTCCACCAGCCTCCTGCTCCTATCCGAAACCAAATCAGACCGGTGTCGATATTGAACGCAATACCGATGACCAGGCCGCTAACCAGAACGCCGCTGAAATAGACGCCGGTCCTCAACCCGTTGACATAGACATATCCATCTTGGCAGAGGCCGACCGTGCCAGTATTCTGCGATGCGCTGTTATTGAACCCATTCGCGAGCGGCGCAAACAGCGAACCAAAACCGACGCCGCTGTAATTCGAGCCAAACGAATTGAGCGTATACTCGATGTAGCACGTGCCGGCGATCAGCTTATCGACGCTGCGCGTTCCACCGATAGCGCTCGGAACAGAATTGGTTGCCGTCAGACTGGCGTTGGACAGCGTGCACGAACTGACATCGCCAGGATTGAAAGTCGTGTTCGGCATGGTTTCACGCCGTCACGGTCGGACCGACCTGCACGCTGTTCACGCCGACCGGGGTCCACGCCGAGCCTGTGCTCGGATCGGTCAAATCGGTTCGCCACAGCCACGACCAGTTGCCGGCCTGCAGCGTGGTGCTCGGCGACTGCACCGTGGTCGAGCCGCTCTTGAGCTGCACCGCGCCCGAGCGTGAGCCCGCATCGCTCTTTTGCGCGAAGGCTCGTGTGGTGACGCAGACGACCGACGGCGGCGCCGGACCCGGTAGCGCAGCGATATTGTAGAGGTCGTTATGGCCGACCGTGAAATCGTAAACGTAGCTCGTCAAACTATCCTGGTGCAATTCTTGGACGGCGCCGTAGTTGCCGGTGAGCGTGTAGTTGAGCGTGAATGCGTGCTGGCTCGCGCCCGAGGTCGATCCGGTAAGGCTTGGATTGGAGCTCGGCCAGGTCGAGAACGACGTGCTCGTGATCTGCAGGCTCGCCGAGCCAGCCACGCTTTGCGCGTTGGCGGTCAGGCCGCTGTCTTGATTTTCGCCGAACCAGTAGATTTGCCCGGCGGCCACGGTGACCGGCGTCGGGAACGTAATGTTTTGCTGATTGACCACCGGGTTCGCAACAACGCTCGACGTTCCGAGCAGCGTTCCAGGCACGCCGCTGTTGTCCGCATAGATCGCAAACTTCGCATTGCCGGTGCCGCTATAGCTCGGCCCGGTATTCCACGTAACGGTCGCGATCTGCCCGGAATAGGCCGGCACGAACGAAAAATAATGCGCGGTGTTTGCGCCCCACGCGCTATAGGTGCCGACGCCGCTCGTAATCGCCTGCGTGGGGACGCCTGACCTTGCCATCTGCGCCGAGGCGTCGCTCGACGGCATGCGCACATAGCATCGGATGTCGCCGAGCCATGGCACGCTGACCGGATCGGAGCGCCACAGCAAATCGTCGAGCACGTGAGCGCCGCCGGACAGGTTCGCATTCTGCGAGATGCTCAGCTTGTTGGCGTAATTGTTTGTCGTGCCGCCGCGGGTGTTCAAGCTGCCGAGGGTATGGTCGGGCGTTCCGGTGTTGCCGTTCTTGCGGATTGTCCACGAGCCCGTCGTGCTGTTAATCACAACCTCGATCTCGAATGCGTACCACTGGTTTTGCACAGTGACGGCCCCGGCATAGCTGTCGAGCACCGCGCCGCCTGCGGCGCCGCTCACAAGCTGAATTGAGCCGTTCTGCAAAAATTGGATCGTGCATTGCGCTGTCGTGCCGTCGAACAGCGAAAAAAATGCGCCCTGCGTCGTGCCGCTGATCGCGGCCTGCGACAGGAACGCGACCGTGATGTGATGCACGACGTCATTGTTGCCCGAGGCTTTCGTGTATCCGAGCCCGAGCCCCAAGGCGATCGCCTGGCTTCCGGTGTATCGGCCCGCTGCGATGCTCGGCGCGCTCGTGAACAACGCATCCCAATAGCCGACCGCGTCGGCCGCTGTGCTGTACAGGTCGAAGCTGTCGCCGAATGCCTGCATGGTTTAGCTCTCGGTCACAACGCTTGCCGGATTGATCTGCGGCGTAACGCCGGTTTGAACCGGGATCGAGGTCGCGAGCGGCCCGCGATATAAAATCTTACTCGGCCCGCTCGCCGCGACGCCCGCCGAGGCCCAAACCTCGGTCTCCGAGCCGCCGTTGCATTTCGGGAATGCGATGACCGCCGCAGGGCTGACGGCGTTTCCTGTGACGATCCATGCCGCCGCAGTCCGCGCGACGCTCACGCGCGCATATCCGGTGTATGCCGCCTCGTTCGTAGTCTGATCGCCGCCGGTCGGGTCGCCGGTATGCAGCGCAATCCAAAGAACAGTAAGCGGCGAGACCGAGGCGTTGTCCGCAATGTTCGGAATCGGCACGGCCTGAAAGATCAGCTTCAGCCAATCGTTATCGAAGACGGCACCTTTTCCCCCGGCCATGGTCGTCGCCTTAAATGAAGGTCGCGGTTCCCATCACGCCGATCGAGCCCATGGTCGGCATGACATGGTCGTTCATGATGAGGTCGAAATACTCGACGCCAGGCGTTTGCAGGATCGCGTCTGACACCCACGCCGCATAGATGGTTTGCGCCGGCTGTCCGACGCCGTTGAGTGCAAAAGCCGGCGCTGCCTTCTGCTTCAACATTGCCGTGACCGAGGCGACGATCTCGCCCTGCACGGCGACGTCGCTCGTGTTCAGATTGGCGACCGTGAAGTTGATCGGCTCAGGGACCGGCGCCACGACGAAGAAGTCCTTCACTGCGACCGGCCGCACCGAATTGAGATAGGCCGCGACTGCGTTGATATCCTGTTGCAGCGGGAATCCGTCGGTCAGTGGATTGCCGGGCGTCGCCCGCAAGTCATCCATCATGAAGCGCACCGTGACCGTCCCCATGCCCATCTCGAGCGGCGAGCACCAGGCGCGCGTGACGCCAGGCACGGCAAGGGCCCACTGCACATAGTCGTCGGCGTCGCCGCCCATCGGCGGCTCGCGGATGCGCATCAGCACCCGCATGCGGAGCTCGTCGTCGGTCTCAGTGTCGGTGCCGCCGGTGAGCCCGTTAGGGTCGACCGTAACGCTCGTTATTCCGCCGAGACTTGTCCCGAGCTCGGTCCCGGGATCGAGATTGCTCGCGGCTCCTGGGTCGAGCGCAATCACCGGAACGTTCCCCGGCACGTTCGGTTGCAGCAGAAGATTGGTTATCGTTGCATAGTTGCCGGTTGACGTATAGGTGAGCCCGGTCCCGGCCGGAACGAATATGCTCGAATTGGCGAGGAATATGACCTCGCCCTGCGCCGGCGTCGCAAGCTTGCGACCGGTCGAGCCGTCAGCGTTCACGAGCCAGATTTGCGCGTGGCGGTCGAGCCACTGCGCCTCGGCGGTATCCGGCAAGAGTTGCAGCGACAGCCAATCGAGGTATTGCAAAGCCAAATGACACAATGCGCCCTGAACGTCCGAGACAACGCGCAGAACGGAGTTTGGAATACTGGCGTCGGCGCCAGGCAGCTCGCCCTCGATCGCGTCGCGGACGAGGCTGCGAACTTCTTTTAAAGTGGGCGTTTGCCAGGGCATCGGATTTTGCTATCGTCTGATGTTACCCTGTGGCCCGGCTTGGCCGGGCCTGGCAAGGCGTGGCCTGGCAAGGCGTGGCCTGGCCGGGCGAGGCAGGGCACGGCATGGAATGGGACGGCGATCTTCGGATCGCCGTTCTTTCATTTTTAGTACGGGCCCGGCGGCCGCGGCGGAGCAATACCAATCGGCTGCGCCGCATAGCTCGTCGTGATCTGGCCGATGAGCTCGTCCCAAAGAACTTCATATTGCAAATCGACCACGATCGCGGGCCCGCGATAGAGCCGGACGCGTGCGTTGATCTGCTCGACCCCGACGCGGACCGCCTTGACGTCCATATCCGACGCGACCTTGAGGTCTATAAATGGCTGAATGGCCTCGCGGATGTACTGCTCGACCCGCGTTACGGTCGCGCCGCCCATCGCCTCGGTGCCGATGATCTTCGAGCGCCTCAGAAGCCACAAGCGACAACCGATCGGCCACCCGTTCCAAATTTCCTCGGCGTCGAGGTCTCCCCACCAGCCTTGTCGGTCGGTGGAATCCGGCTCCGGCAGCAGGTCGGTCGGCGTCGCCAGGCGGTTCGTGCCGAGCGCGACGATCACCGCGGTCGCGAGCGCCTGCGTGTCGTCGAGCGTGCCATCGGACATGAGCACGAAGTCGATCGCGAAGGAAACCGGAAAATCGGTATATTGCTGTAATCTAATATCAGGCATTTTTGTCAGCCAATCCCGCAGATCGCCTCGAGCGCGACGACGCGCGCCGCGAGCTCGCGCACCGCATTGATGAGCGCGAAGGTGAGCGGGCCCTGATCGAGGTCGCGTAAATCCGTGACCGCCTGTCCGTCGATGAACCCCGGACGCTTCCTGACCAGTTCCGGCATAGCCTCTTCGGCCTCTTGCGCGATCAGGCCAATGTATTTCGTTTGCGACATTGCCGCCTGGCGATGCGGGCTTTCGGACGGATCGCCAGCGGTATCGTTGCCTTTGTAGAAGTAGCTGACCGGCCGAAGCTTGATGAGCTCGCGCAGGCCGCTGGCATAAGTGCCGAGCACAGTCTTGATGCGCGCGTCGGATGACGCATTCCATGGGCCGCCGCCCGGGCAGTAGGGCGCACCGGTGATCTGAAGGGCGGCGTTGGCGCGATTGAGCGTCAAGGTATTATCCAGAGGCGACCCGCTGTCGGAACACCGTTGGATCGAGAAGTTGCTGCCGGCGTTGCTGCCGCCTTCCGCAGCGCTGTCGCCCGGGATCACGATCCAACGATTTGAATTATTGGTTTTGCCGATGATCTGACAGTTCGACCCGGCGGCAGGCCTGTTGATATGCAACGTCGGATAAGCACCGGGGCCTAAGTAAATATTCGGGCTGCTTACGTAGAGGTCGCCCGTCATCGGGTTGCTCGAGCCGCCGACTCTCGGAAGCAGCGACGTATCCGTTGGATGGACGTGGTCGCCCCTCGAGTAGGTAGCGGCCGAGCCGGTGGCCGCTGTGCCGTTCATCAGCGGCAGCGTGGCCGAGGGCGACGCGCCTGCGGTGACATTGGCGAGCACGAAGGCACAGGTCGCTAGTTGCGTGCTGTTGGTGCCGATCGTGGCTGTGGGGGCCGCAGGCGTGCCGGTGAAAGCTGGGCTTGCGAGGGGCGCTGCGATCGACCATGCGGCGTTCGCGCGGCCGTAGAGGTTGCCGTCGACCGGCGCGTCTGAGATCCCACCGCCGCCGCCTGCCGATCCGCCGAATGCGACGACATCCCAATTTGGCGAGAAACTCCCGGGCACGAACAGAACGTGGCAGCCGTAGGCTGCTGTGCTCGCGGCCGCGCCGTCTTTTGATCCCTGTGCGAGCGAGCAATAGGGCGGTAGCGTCGCAAACCACGCGGGTTGCGCCAGCCAATACATCAAGTTATTTGAGATCTGGGTAACCTGCAGCGTGACGCGTATCACCGCCCCCGACGCCACGAGTATGGGCGTGATATTGTGCATGTACACCTGGCCGGTCTCGGGCGTCGCGGTGAAAGTGTCCTTAACGACGCCGTTAACGCGCAGCGTGAGCGTATGCACCGCGTTGATATTAGCCGTCAGTACATCCGCGCCATATTGATTGATCCATCCGCCCTGATTTAGCGTCCACTCGTTGTAGACCGTGTAGGTCGCTCTTGCGCTCGACATTGTCGGCGCCCAAGCGCCGAGCAAGTCTTCCTCATTGCCAACTTCTTGCGGCGCCGGGCGATCGGACGTGGCTACTTTTGCTACCATTGTCCAGGCCCCGTCGCGGGTGCAATCCTGCGCCAGGAACGATTGCGGCGGCCCGGTATACGGGACCCAGGTCATGTAAAGCCCGCTGAGCGTGGTCCATGCCGCATTGGAGCGGCCATAGATTGTGCCGTTGCTCGGCGCGTCGGGGACGAGCAGCAGGTTGTCGGACCCGAGCGCTGCCATGTTTGGCACGTTGGCGCTGACCGAGGTCGGGCCGGGCGGCCCGATTGGCCCGGCTGGGCCTGTGGGGCCTGCAGGGCCCTGCGAGATCGACGCGGTGAGGTTGCCGTTGCCGTCGAGCATCAATGGCGACGCGATGTTGAGGCCGAGCATTCCGCTGATCTGATCGACCGAGAATGGCAGGCTGTGCAGCAGCGACATGACGCCGTTGGTTATATTCAAAGGCGGCGTCGCGCTGTTGACCGCACCTCCGCCACCGCCACCCCCGCCGCCGCCGCCACCGCCTTTGAGGCCGAACACGTTCTTGGCGATCGATCCGTCGGCGAGCATAACTTGCAGAAACTCGCCCGCCCCGCTTTTGGCGCCGAGGTAAACATTGTTGTCGTTATTGATATCGATCCCGGTGCTCTGGTCTTGGAGCAAGAATTGGTGCGCCTTGTTGACAAGCTGAGTCATGTTCGAGTTGAGCTCGAAGAATTGCTTGCTGTCCGTCTTGTAAAGCGCCTGCTGGCCGTTTTGCTGCTGGCCCCCTGCAGGCGGCGCGCCGCCGCTGCCGTCCTTGCTGCCGCCTTGCTGCTGCGCCGGGATAAGCTGCATGCGCAGCTTCTTGCTGTCGGGTCCGGTCCAATAGCCGCCGGTCTGCGCGAGATGAAATTGAAGCTGATCCTGCTTGGTGCGGAACATCGCCACGTCGCCCTTGTCGAGCTTGTAGAGGCGATGGCGGCGATCGTCGATGTTGCCAGCGACCGGGAAGCTGCGCGAGCCGCCCATGAACGAAATAAACGTCTCGGGGCTGCCGCTCTGGTCCGCGTCCATCGTCACCGACGTGAAGCCATAATTCTGCGGCGACTCGATCTTCTGGCGAGTTTCGCCTTTCATGAAGTTGCCGGCCATCTCTTGCATGAACTTGGTGTCGTCCACGCTATGCACGGTCGAGCGCGCGCCGCCCGCCGT